TAGTGTACCTTCACACCTCTATCTAGGCCATCACTAGCATCCCTAGTTGCAGTAAGAGCTCCACCTGAATCAATATTTCCAGTGATTGCTTGGTCTAAAGTGATTTGCTTTAGTCCAGTATTGATAGAAGCAATAGATGTTGAGTTTGCTATGCTTGTTCCAGTGATGTCATCACCAACGTTTAGTCCTGTTACTCTGTCCACAGTTAGAACTGTAGCACCTGAAGTAGCAGATGCTGTCAATGATAGAGCAGTTGTAGGATCACCTAATTCAATAGTAGGATCGTTAACGCTCATTGAAGCACTGTTAACAGTTGTTGTAGTACCATCAATCTGTAGGTCACCTTTGATGATAACCAAACCTTCTGAATCATTACCAGCTGGGAATGGGTCAATGATCATCTCTGTACCAGAAGTAGTTTCGATTCTATTAGCATCGAACTTTAACTGGTCAATAGTCAACTCTCCAGTTATGTTCTGAGTAGCGTTGATTGTCTGTGTGCCTTGGAACTCAACTCCCGCAGCAAATGTAACTGTTGAGTTAACAGTCATGGTATCTGTGTTAGCAGTACCAATCGTTACGTCATCATCTACAACTAAGTCTTTGATCCATGCTTTAGCACCAACTGCTAAACCACCTGATACCATTACAGCAGCAGTGGTTGAGTTAGATGCTGTAGTAGTGTCAGCAAATGTTACTTGAACACCTGTGTCATACTGCTGATCAGCACCAGCCCATCTTAGTTTGTCTGTTGTTGTTTCATCATAATATACACGTGCGTCGTTTCCTGTACCGAACTTTAGGGGGATATCGTCCTGTATAAGAACTGAAGCAGCAGCATTACCACCTGCGACACGTCTGAGTTGTAAGTCACCATCAGAGTCGTTCCAGACTAGCTCAAGGTCTCCAGTGGTTCCGAATTCTACTTCTTGCCCATCTTGGAATACAACTTTACCAGCTCCGTTAGCACCTATGATTAGGTCTGCGTCTGTTGTACTTGTGTCAATTACGTTCGCATTGATCTGAACGTCATCAACCAAGAGTTGATCTATTTTACTATTACTATCTACAATTATTGAAGAATCTGCGGTCAGTGTACCATGTACCTGATCCATCATGTCAGTGAAATACTTACCACCTACTACCTGAGCAGCTGATGAGTTGTCTCCGACAAATATTCTATCTCCTAGGTTAGCCTGTGTACCTGCTCCTACGGTCAGTGCCAATTCACCAAATTCAATGGTACCTGGTGCTGCTGTTCCCGTACTTCTTTTGATCAGTAGCTTTGATGCCATTAGAATGTACCCCCGTTAATCGTTATGTTGTTTAATACTGTTGTTGGAATAAATTTAGCAACGGCTGAGCTATACATTAATACTCCTCCGTCTTGTAAACCGCCTGAACTTGTGTCTGTTAAGTCAACGTCGGCTAAGGCACCAACGTTACCTCCTCCACCGCCAGTGGCGACGCGAGTAACTCTTGGAACCGATTGATCTCCAAATCTTAATCTAGCCATTTAAAGTGTGACCCCCTCAAGAACACTAACTGTACCTTCTAATACTCTTGTCTTCAGACCAGAACTAGAAGTTATTACTACATCATATACATACCGTCCAGATTTCATTGCGGTTGTTTGGACAGCATTTAGTGAAAGTTGTACCCTACCTGCTGTTACAGGTGTCATGACTGCTGCTGTCACTGTCACAGAAGAACTACTTGTATAATGCTTCTTAATAAGTGAGTTTACGGTGTAACCAGTCAGATCAAATTCAGTACCGTTATCGTTCTCGACTGAGAAGTCGATATTGAAGTCGGAACCTTGATAGATCAATAAATTGGATACCGCAGATGCCATGGTATAGAATTTCCCTAAAGAGTATTTATCTCAATGTTATTTATCGCTTTTTTCGACTAGAACTTGAAGCATAGACTTGAGTTCTGTAATCTCATCTTTAAGATCTAGAACTTCGTCTCTCTTCTTGCTAGCTTCGACACGTGCTTTGATGTAAGCCTCATAGGCAACCTTGTCTGTATTGACAATAGCATTGCTATTTGGATCTCTTCCTAGGTGTTTATGATCTTCGACTTTTATTAACCCTTTCTCGTCTCGTGGATCTATATCTCTACGAGCATTGATTTCTTTTTCTCGTTCTCTGGCTCTCGCCTCAAAGTCTTCCATTATGCTAAGGCAATGATTCTTAGGTCTTTGACTCTTGGAATGTAAGGTTGATTGTAGTTCTTAAGGACTATCTTAAGTTGGAATCCATCATATGCAGGAGCGTCGTCTAGAGTATACTCATAATCTCCGAAGACAAATGGGTCATTTTGGGGAACCATTTTGCCACTATCGGGACGACCATCTGTGTTAAAGAACTCAAAGTTCAAATCATCAGCGTCACCAGTATAACCTACTGGGACTAACTTATACATTACCTGTATCTCGGAGAACTCAAAGTTGTTAGCAGCCATTGCCACTTTGACACCAGTAGCGGAGTTATCCAATCTAGCGAGTCTAGTGATGTATATAGCAGCGTTTTCATCACCCACTCCTGCTGTAGGAGTAGCGTTATTGATGAGGTTCGCAGTTGTTGTAACACTCATACGTTGAGTATCTACAACTGGAGATAGGTGTGTAGAGTCAGAGAAGAAGTTTAACTCTAAGTCAAGAGACTTACCACCTGACATGTTACTAATTTCATTTTGCTTAGAAGCAATAACCTTAGTAGCAAGGAAATAGTTGATATCATTGAGTGTGATATCTCTAAAAGTAGTGTCTTTAACGAATGAAGTTTCAGCACCATATCCTGTTGGGAAAGGTCCTGCAGATGTACCGCTAGTTCCTAACGCTCTAGTATTGATACTACAGCCAGGTTGTGCTTGAACTTGTATAGCAGGTGTAAGAACGTCCCAAGGAATATTCTGTGAGATAGTAACGTTGTCACCACCAGCAGTCAATGTCTTGTGTGCTTTAACGCCTGTTATGTTAAGTCTATATTTGTGAGGACTATTTAATGTGGTTAATCCACCAAATGTAGAAGTATGATGTGTACCATTAATCTTTGTGAGAGGTATACCAGCTAAGTTATAGCATTCTACAGTCGCATTGATTAAATGAGATGTTCCAGTAGCAGCACCTGAGTTAGTTACTGGATCCCAATTTCTACCACTTACTGAACCCGCATTATGACCTACGATGTCAACAACCCAATCAGGAGATCCAGTGTTGATTTTCTCGTAAGCAATAATCTCATCACCAATCTTGAGGAAACCAGGATTAGTGTTGGATACAGCTGGAGCAGCGTTGCCAGGTCCGATGTTGTTTGAAGCAGCACTCAAGCTAGATGCCTGACTAGCATTACCACCAATACAAACATGGAAGTTAGCTGCCTCGTTCAGGGTTATCTGTGAGACACCTGAATCAGCAAGAGCAACTTTAAGTGATGTATCACCAACCTCTGACTTGACACCATCTACTACAACATAGTTGAGTGATGATTGCATACCGTGGTTGCTGTGGAATACGTCAATATATGTGTTATCGTTTGTCGTCGCAATAGCGTTTGGTAGAGCATTAATGAATCCACCGTTGTTCTCTTCTAGTGTTGCGTTGTTTAGAATCAACTTAGACTGGTTGAGAGTTGTAGGTAGAGTGAAGTCTGCTCTGTAAATCTTGAACATCAAGTCTTCAAACTGTGATGGTGTCCATGTAGATGCGTTCTGTGATTTGAATAGAACACCGATGTAAGGTTGCTCAGAGATCTTCTCTCCTGCGTGAGCAGCATCAATGGCATCTTCACCTAGAAGTGAGATGAATACCTTATACTGGTTTGAGTCAGATGTCACAACAATAGCATGTTCTTGCTGATGTCCTATGAATACTGGAGACTCAAATGTAAATGTTGTTGGTGTAGAAGCATCTGTTGATGTAACCACATCAGTTGCTTTCTTAATTACCTTAGAGAATGGAACGATAGTCTGTGTAGGTGTACCATTTTCTACAGTACGTATGTCTATAGCTACAGGTATTTCAGTATCTTTCTGTTGGAAGAATAGATCAATCTTAGTTAAGAACACACCACCTTCTAGATTCTCATCCTGTATTAGGAATGTCTGTGCTAGAGGGTCAGACCATAGAGTTCTGTTCTGAGTGAACTTCTGCTCATCAATCTGTGCGTTACGTACAGATATAATAGTCTCTTGTGTAGTCTGTAAGATACCAGTTGCTGCGTATTCTGTCTGTGCTGATGACTCAGATTCACCTTGTACTTGTGAATCATTAGTTGTATCAGATAGACGGAAGATACGTGTACCAGTCTTAAATTTAGGGTTAGTTGCCTTACTAGCATCTGGAATAAAGAATGTACCTTTAAGGAATCCAGATGGGTCTGAGATTAGTTTTCTCTCTTTAACTTTTGCTTTAGCACCTGAACTTTGTCCGACAAGAATCTCATTCGGGATTGGATTGCCAGAATATGCTCCGAGAGCTTGAGCAGCAAGAGCACTGGTATCAAGGTTGATCCAGCCGAGGTTTGCTGTGTAGTCTGAGACCGACGATATATTAACGTTCGTGTATGGGTTCGTCGTGTAGTTATCATTGGGTTCTAATATCCTTAGTGAACATCCAGAAGTAAGACCTTTGACAGTCTCACCAACTTGGAATGGTGTGCTATTTGTCTCTGCGTCATCATTTGGATTCTTTGTCACCTCAAGTAGTTTAGGTGTAACGAATGCCTTGATATCTACTCCATCAAAGAATGGATAGAATCTTGTCTTAGGTTTTAGTTTCTCGCCCTTAAATTCTATGTTTCTAGAACGCATGTTCTGTATATGCTCTACAGATACAACCTTGTTGCCAAGACTTTGCTGTTCTATAACAGGTGTGATCTTATGTCTTACACCTGTTCTTGTTTGATCAGTTCTAATTCTAGTAAATGTCTGAGTTCTTGTTCTACGACGTTTACCCTTACCAGTTGTTACCTGACGTTGCTCTGATACTTTACCTGACCATGTAGTCTGCCATGAACCCCACTGAATAGGTGTAATACCACTTTGATCAGCATTGAACTCACGTAAACTTGTCATGTAGTTACCTTCAACCACAGGACCTTGTATAGCTGCTAGTGACTTGGTATCTACCCAGTCATCTGAAGCAGGTGTTAGTTTGATATCACCAATGAAAGTGAACACGTTGAATGGGTTTACATTCTCAAGAGCAGAAGCATATGGTTGATCAACTAATACTATATCTGTGTATGGTAATGTAATTAAATCACCTGTCTGTTGGATGTTAGAAGATGTAGAACTAACAATAAGAGGTAAGTTAGTTGTATAGTGAGCTGGACGTAGATGTCCTTCTTCAAAGTCAACTGACACTCTGTAGTCAGGGTGGAATGTATCACTGGTTGCTAGTGATGCGAAGTTATCAACGATAAATCCATTCTTGAATCTATCCATACCATTAGTATCTCTAACAGCAAAGGTTGCTGTCTCTGCCTCTAGTAATGATAGCTGAGTATAATACTCAAGAGTCTTAATACGAGACTCTAACTGCTGTATATCTCTAAATGTGTATCTCTTATAATTTGTCTGTGTAATAGTGATGTCTTCATCTATGTCAAACACATATGGTTTAATCTCGACTGTAGCAAGAAGCATAGCGTCATCAGGATCAGCTGGTTCTACAGGTGTCTCTGATGGTTGTCC